CAGTTTGCCCTCGGCGTTCGCCTTATACATTAGGCATAGCAAGTGAATCCAAAGACCCTTGGCGGCTAGGCTAACCAAGGCCAGCTTTTCATTTGCAAGCCATCGGTTAGGCTCAAATGGGAACCAGAAGGAGTCTCGCCTCATTGTATTACATCGCCTAAATTATTGAATATTACTTCGTGTCCTTTTTCACCTAAAGAATAACGATAAATACAAGTGCTTCCTTTCCATTGGTCTGGAAAGTTTGCTTCAACAGTTTTATTAATAAAATTAACTGCTTCATCAAAATTTTCAAAAATTGCATAAGGCGCACCTTCTGGAAAATCTGGCCCTTCCATTACACAATATACTTTTTTCACTTCTTGGCCTCCCTGTCTTTTTTCTGATATTTCTTGGCTCGTTCTAAAAGCTCCTTGGTTACTTTATGGCTAAACTCTAAATGGGTTATGATGTCTTTATAGTTCTGGTGCTGGGCATGGCTGAAATCATTAAACAATTCTTTCAACCTTCCCCGGATATAGCCGTGGAACTCATCGACCAGCTTTAATCTTTTAACGCTCATGGCCGTGGAGCCTTCGGCCACTCAGCCCATTGGGTTAGCTCCGTGCAGACTTGCCACCCATTTGAGTAGAAGTTTCCAGATAGATACCTACCACCAACCACATCTGATCCAGTATCAATTAGCACTTTAGAATTCTCCCTTGGTTTATCCCGCTTGCTTCGCCACTCCAACATTGACCATCGCACTACTGGAACATCTACATCAATAGACATCGGGTAACCTTCGTATGGCCGTAGCCACTTCCTCCAATATGTTTTTCTGGATAGCATCCTCGGAACCATCTGCCAAATTCTGCACAAGTTCTGCAACACGGCTTCTCTCTGCTTGTGCCACCTTGCGAAAGTTCTCACGAAGGATTCCGGGGATTTGATCGCTGAATGATTTTATTAATTCAGAATGGGATGTCGTCTCCTTCACCTTTCACCTCCTTTCCTTCTGCCGCCATGAGAACCTCGGCGATAATCTCATTACGCACGATGTCGTTCTTGTAGGGTTTCCCATCAGCGGCTTCTTTTAAGGGTTGCTTGGCAAGCCATTCTAAATAGTTCAAGCCATCCTCGCTTCGTGCAATCTGGCGAACTGACACGCCTTTCCACTTGCCAAACTTCAATACGATGTCTCGCTCTTCGGTTGTTTTTTCGTTTGTAACCTCTGCCACGATCTTGACCGCCTCTTTAGCGGGAACCTCATATTTGTCGGTGTTGATATCTTCAAAACCTCCGTGCGGAACTTCTTCTGCCGGGGTTGTGCTTAACCCGGAGTCAATTAATACTACAACGTGGGCGAATGCTGATCGACACGCCCTGCTAATTGCTCTGGTCTGAACCATAGCCCTCCGTGCATATACTGGACGCTTACTCCACATTTCCTCGTCATCGCCCAAGAATCCCTCGGCTTGAGAAATCACTTGGCCGTTGTCCATTCTCTTAACCTCGCCAATACATCGGTATCCATCCTCAACACGCTCGACATCCCTTGCCGAAGCAACACACCCATGCGCTACTGCGATGGATTGCCATCCCTCCACCCGCACATATTTCTTATCGCCTCTTCCAATCTGCTGTGCGGTTTTCATTACGATCTCTCGGCAAGCCCCGGCCACATCCGTAGCCTGTCTGATATGGGTTGCCACTCCGTTGTTTGTTACTGCTAGTTGGTTCTCATTCATTGTTGGTTCTCCTTTGGTTGTTTAACTAAAATCTCCATAGCCTTGCCGATCCTCTTTGCTCATGGGGGCTGGGACATTTAACGACCTCATGTCTTGAATTAAATCGTGCTCTTGATCGGTGATGCTTATATCCCTTACCTTGGGGTGTTCTTTTGCCCACTCCCTTTCCATTTCTACACGCTCTGCATTCGTTATTGGAATACAGCATAAACAAGTTCTGGTATTCATTTATTAGTTCCTTTCTTGATTGATTTGATTATCGGGGAAAGCCATTCGGATGAAATGTTGTGACTAGGTACACGGAAAACAAAGATGCCATGTTGGGCGGCTAGGTTATATTTTTCCATGTCTCGCAAGAATCCTCCGGGGCGAAGATGCCTCCCCCTAATAAACACACCTCCCTCTAACTCTACGCAAAACTTAATTCCGCCTGACTCTCCGTAATAATCCATTCGGAACTTGCGGTTAGGCGCAAACTGGTATTCTTTTGTAAGCTCGCACCCGCCAAGAGAACGCCAAAGGATTTCAAACTTCGTGGCTGGTTTCAATTACGCCCCCACCACTTCTTCTCTTCATACTGCACTACGCCCCACGATTGCTTATCTTTATATAGATCGTCCAATCGCTTTAATTCCTCGGCCACCATAAGGTGAAAGCGTCTGCGCTCGTAATTGGCTTGATCTAAAGTTTTAATAAGGTGCTTTAGGCCAAAGTAAATCATAAGCACCCCAAAGATGACGGCAAAGGTAATCATTCCCGAATCCTCATCTTGTGCCATTCAAAATTGCTATGTTTAGGATTAGAAAGAACAGGATAGCGGTCATCCTTTTTCATAACGAATCCCTCAAAGATCGTCTCTCCAGCCTTGCGATTCTGAAATTCCATCTCTTCCCAGATTGCCTTGAGCCTATCGTGTTTGAAGGTAGGCATCCGTAGTAATGCATTGTCGGGAAGTTCAAAGGATGCTGGCTTTATCTTTGAGAAAACCTTGCGCCTTTCCGCATAAGGCAACGGTTCCATCACATCAATCAGGATAAGCGTGTTCTGCCCGGTGCGAGTGCGATTGCCCATCCATTCGCAATCTAGGAACCGAGAAGCAATCTTGGTGCGACCTAGTGTTTTAAGAATGTCTCGTTCAAACTTGGCTCGTTCGCCGTGGCGATTAAATACTTTGCGCTCTTGCTGGTCTATCACCATGCGCCAGCCATTAAACTTTGGCTCGATGGCGTGATCGGCATAGGAAGAATCCCATGCTGGGGCGGTGCATCCTTGGGGTCTGGCGGGGAGGGGAAAGGATGTCATCGACTTGTTTTATTTTAGAATGATTTCCAACGCAACATAAAACGCACCCGCACCAACAACCAAGCCAACTATATAGGCGATTAGTATTTTGTTCATGGGTCTAGCATATGCCATATTGAACCTTTGTAAAGCCTTATTTTAACCTATAAGGCAAACTAATATAGCCTATTAGTTTTGCTGTTTGGCTATTGCGTAATGAGCGATTGAAGAGATGCGCCGCCCGGTAGCATCAATGATTCGAAACTCTTTTTTGATTAGCGCACCCGCTTCCACCATCTCGCCGAGAAGTGCCGTTCGCTGACCGCTACTCGATCCGTGCAGTCCCATTTTCTTTAGGGCTTCGGGAGCAGTAAGAAATCCTTTCGGCACAACGTCTGCTTTCCGATGAATATAATTCTCAAGAGCCTTCCCCCATTCCCCTACAAACTTTTTGTCTCCCCAACTATTTTTAGACTTCATACCGGGAACCTCCACTCGCCATCAGCCGTTGGCGAAAGAACATTCACGATGCAGTTCTTATCGTTGTATTCGCCCCACGCTATTCCGTGTTGCCAAGCAAGGGTGCTTCGATTTCTCCGGGCATATCCCATCGCTCCGATGTTTGCAAGGCATCCAATCGTCCATCCGACAGGCGCGCCGATGCTCCGTCCGGGCTGGCGATCCACTCGATGAAGATGCCCTATGACGATTGGTTTTCTCATGGCCTCTACATGGTCTCTTGTTGCGTTTAAAGAATACATAAAGCCGTGGCCGAAGAGCGTCCCGCCAAGTTCGCGCCATCCCTTCTCAATATCGTACTGCACGATTTCTGCCTTGATGTCTTTGCAAAGCTGATGAATATCGGCAAGGCAACTGGTCGCACAATGGGAAAGAATTGCGTTGGGGGAATACTGATGTTCATAGGCGCGGTGCTCGTGGTTGCCTATGAAAAAGACATTAACTTCCAAAAGGCGTAAAAAGTTTATCCCCGCGCGAAAATCTTCTTGAATGCTTGTGGCCCGATCCCCAGCATCTGGATTACGCATCGCCCCGGAACGAAAGGCGGCTAGGTCTATTGCATCCCCCAAATGAAGCGTAGTGTCTGGCTTGTATCTGCGCTTAAATTCAAGCGCGGCCTTGGTAGCTTTGGCATCTGCAAGATGTCCATGCGAACAAGACACCGCCATAAACTTCTTCCACCCCTTCATTCTTTGCCCACCAACATCTGATAGGCCAACCGACAATTTTCTCTGGCCGTAGTAGCGCATACGCTTTCATCCTCTGCTCCATCTTTAAGCAAAACGATTAAAGCATGCATTTGTTGGCGCAATGTAAAAGCATAAGTATTTTGATCTAATGCCTCCTCAATAATGGATTCAACCACTCTTGCCGTTGGCATCTCCCATAAGTTTGAGCGATGCTCTAGTGCGCCCTTCGTGTATTTCTTTTCAATTCCTTCAGCCGTTGCAAGCTGAATCGAGGTCATGTGATATTGCTGTTTCGGCGTAAGCTCG